AAGCCTGTGGCCATCGTGCGCCTGAAGAAGGACCACTACGTCCACAAGTCCTACGGCCGCATCTACACCCCGGTGTTTGAGATTGTCGAGTGGGCCAGCATGGACGGCGCTGCTGAAGCGCCAGCGGCCGAAGAAGCCGAGGCTGCACCAGCTGCTGGCCGTCGTCGTCGCGCAGCCTAAGTGAAACCGGGGCCGAAAGCGGATGCTGTCAGCGTGGTGTATTGCAATGTACGGACGCCGTGCCACCGACAGACGCAGCGAGTAGGCCCCACCTATAAAGTAAAGTACAGTATGATTCTTTGGCTTGACTTTGAAACCCGTAGTCGCTGTGACCTGAAGGCCAAAGGCGTCTACAACTACGCGCAAGACGCGAGCACCGAAGTGCTGTGCATGTCCTACGCCTTCGACGATGATGAGGTCGTCACCTGGCTGCCCGGTCAGCCCCTGCCTGACTTCACGGGCCACACGATCTACGCCCACAACGCCGCCTTCGAGCGGTTAATTTTTTGGTATGTCTTGCAGAAGAACTACCCCCTCGAATCTTTTTACTGCACCGCAGCGCAGGCCCGCGCCAACTGTGCGCCTGGCTCGCTGGAAGACGTTGGCCGCTTCGCTGGCGCTGACATGCGCAAGGACCACCGGGGCAGTCAACTGATCCGGCTGCTGTCGCTGCCGCAGGCCAACGGCCAGTTCCGTGAAGACGCCGCCCTGATGCAAGAGATGGTCGAGTACTGCGAGCAAGACGTGCGGTCCATGCGCGCCATCAGCAAGGCCCTGCGGCCACTCTCGGCTGATGAACTAGCCGACTACCACACCAACGAGCGCATCAACGACCGTGGCGTGCTGGTGGACGTGCCGCTGTGCCAAGCCGCGGTCAAGTACTCGGCCGACGAGACCGTCGAGATTCAGCAGATCGTGTCCGAGGTGACCGAGGGCGTCATCACCAGCGTGCGCTCGCCTAAGATGCGCGAGTGGGTGCTGGAGCGCGTCGGGCCAGAGGCCAAGAAGCTGATGTGGACGGGCGAGAAGTATTCGATTGACAAGACTGTGCGGGCCAACCTGCTCGCGATGGAAGACCCCGATGAGATTCCGCCCCATGTTGCAGACGTCATCCAGTGCGCGGACGACCTCTGGGCGTCTTCGGTTGCGAAGTTCAACCGCTTGTCGAACCTCGCCGATGACGAGGATCACCGAGTCCGAGGCGCTTTCGTTTTTGCTGGAGGGGCTGCCACCGGCCGTGCGTCGAGCTACGGCGCGCAAGTTCACAACTTTACCCGCAAGTGCGCCAAAGAGCCTGATGAAGTACGCCACGCTATGGTGCGTGGCCACGCAATCACGCCAAGATTTGGTAAGCGCATTACAGATGTGCTCAAAGGGATGCTCCGGCCGGCGCTGATCGCTAAGCCTGGCCACGTCCTGATCGCCTACGACTGGTCGGCCATCGAGGGCCGTGTGCACCCGTGGCTGTCCAACTGCACGGCCGGCGAGGCCAAGCTGGACGTGTTCCGCTCGGGCCTTGACCCTTACAAGGTCAACGCAGCCGCCACCTTTCGTGTGCCTTACGCCGATGTCGCTGGTGACCAGCGTCAGGTGGGCAAGGTGCAGGAGCTGGCCCTTGGCTTTCTGGGCGGCGCTGGCGCGTTTGAAGTGTTCGGCCGCGCCTACGGTATCCGGCTGTCGCCGGGCGAGGTCCAGCGCGCTGTGGACGGCTGGCGCAGGGCCAACCCGTGGGCGCAGGCGCACGGCCAGCAGCTGGAGAACGCTTACCTGCGCGCCATGAGAAACAAAGGGCATGAATTTAAAGCAGGGCGTGTTGTGTACTTGTTTGACGGCCAGACCCTCTGGTATGCTTTGCCCTCCGGTCGGGTGCTGTGCTACCCCAACGCCAAATTTGATGATGAAGGCAACGTGACGTACACCAAAGCAGCCTGGAAGCCCGCCGCCGACGCCAAGGAGTGGCCCCGCGCCCGTCTGTGGCGTGGTCTGGCTTGCGAGAACGTCACGCAGGCCGCAGCGCACGACATCTTGCGCCATTCACTGCGCCAGCTCGATGGCGTGGTCTTACACGTCCACGACGAGATCGTTGTCGAGTGCCCGGCTCACGAGGCCGAGGCAGTCGCCGCCCACATGCACCAGATCATGTGCACCTCGCCTGCATGGGCGGCTGGCCTGCCCTTGGCCGCTGAAGGTGTAACCACCACCCGCTACTCGTAAAAAAGAAAACCCCGGCGGGTTAGGCCGGGGCTAAAGTTCCAACTAAAGGAGAAACCCGTGAAAGATTTCGTTGATCATCTTACCAGACTTGCCCCAGAGGGCGAAACTTTTTTGCTGGTACGTCAAAAGCCCCAACTGAGGGAAGGCGAGATGCAGTTTCACGCCAATGGTGCCATCAAGGCCACCTGGCCCGCCATGCTGCCCACGGCCAAGGTCAAGCCCGAGTGGGCCATCTACGGCAACACCGCGAGCTTTATCATCGACCGCTTCAAGGATGGCCACCCCGGCGCCAGTGCTGCTGCGTGCGAGTACGTGCTGGTGATGGTGCTGGACGACGTGGGTGACCCTGAGAAGGCCCCCAACGTCCCGCCGCTTGAGCCGACATGGAAGATCGAGACCAGCCCCGGCTCGTTCCAATGGGGCTACGTGTTCAGCGAGCAGCCCACCAAGGCCGAGTTCAGCGCAGCGATCGCCGCCATTGCCGAGGCGGGCTACACCGACAAAGGCGCGATCAACGCGGTGCGCAATTTCCGCATTCCTGGCTCGATTAACCTAAAGCCTGGCCGCAACAACTTTGCTGCCCAGCTGCGCGAGTTCAAGCCCGAGCGTGACTTCACCCTTGAGCAGATCTGCGCTGCCCTGAACGTGGTGCCTGGCGAAGCCGAGGATGCCCACCGCCCGATTCGTATCTCCGACGACGGCACTGATGACGTGATGGTGTGGCTGTCCGATAATGGCATGCTGCTGTCCAAACCCAACCAAGAAGGCTGGGCCGGTGTCATCTGCCCCAACAGCGCTCAGCACACCGACGGCAACCCCGAGGGCCGCTACTTGCCCGCCAGCCGTGCCTACTGCTGCCTGCACTCGCACTGCACCGAGCTGGATTCTTCTGTGTTTCTGCAATGGGTGGCCGACAATGGTGGCCCCAAGCACACCCCCGGCCTGCGCGAGGAGCTGCTGGCCGCGGCGATGGAGTCAGCCCTCAGTAAGCTGGCCCCGACGCCTGAGTACCCTGACGCCGCCGCCGCTATCGTGGCCGAGGTGGAGCGCAAGGAGCTGGGCCGCGTCGAAAAAGAGGGCTGGTACGAGCGCTTCGCCTATCTGCAAGACGATGACGCCTACTTTGACATGCAAGAGCGCCGCGAAGTTAGCCGCGCCACGTTTAACGCCATTTTCCGGCACATTGGTTGCAGCTCGATCCACGGTAAGCGCTCGAAAATCGAAGCCGCCACCAGTTTTGATGAGCACCGCCAAGCCAAGGGTGCCCGCGCGCTGGTCGGCCTGACCTACGCCCCCGGCGAATCGATCCTCTGCGCCCGTGATGGCCTGGTGTACGGTAACCGCTGGCGCGACGCCCGTCCCCCGGCTGTGGCCGGCGATGCCGGCCCTTGGCTGGCTCACGTTGAGCGCATGATCCCCGACGCCCGTGAGCGCGCGCATGTCCTTGACGTGATGGCCTTCAAGGTCCAAAACCCCAACCGTAAGATTAACCACGCCGTTCTACATGGTGGCGCGCCTGGCGTCGGTAAAGATACCCTCTGGGCCCCGTTCCTCTGGGCGATCGGTGGCGACGCCTTGGTTAACGTCTCCCTAGTGCGTAACGAAGAGTTGACCAGTCAGTGGGGCTACGCCCTCGAGACCGAGGTGATGGTGATCAACGAACTGCGCCAGGCCGAAGCCAAAGACCGCCGCGCCCTTGAAAATCAACTCAAGCCCCTGATCGCTGCGCCCCCTGACATGCTGCCGATCAACCGCAAGGGCCTGCACCCTTACATGGCCCTGAATCGTTTGTTTGTCCTGGCTTACTCTAATGAGCGGGTGGCCATCAACCTCCCCACAGAAGACCGCCGGTGGTTCGTCATCTGGTCCGATGCCGGCCGTATGTCCCCCGCCGAGTCTGTGGGCCTGTGGAGTTGGTACAAGGGCGGCGGCATGCCCCGCGTTGCTGCTTGGTTGCACCAGCGTGACGTGTCCGCGTTCAATCCTGGCATGCCCCCGATGATGACCGAAGCCAAAGCAATCATGGTTGAAGCCGGCATGAGCGGCGCTGAGTCGTTCCTGGTGGAATTGATGCGCGCCCGTATCGGCGAATTCTCCAAAGGTGTCGTTGGCGCCCCCTGGCATGCCCTGTGCGACCGCCTGCAAGGGTCCGCGCCTGGCGCCATTAAAGTCGTTCAAGGCGCGTTGTTGCATGCCCTGAAAGAGGCCGGATGGATTGATTGTGGCCGCTTGAAGTCCCGCCGGCACGATACCAAAAAGCACATTTTCTGCGCGCCCGATATGGTGGAAATGTCCCGGTCCGATTTGCGCGATATGGTAGAGGATCCCCCGCCGTCGACTTTGCGCGTCGTCAAATGATAAGGGCCCGTTAAGGGCCCTTTTTTATAGGTTGAATAGTACCGCCAGCAATGCGACGACAAGGACCGCTAGCGCGGCCGTCATGTTGACCGCCTGACAATGTGCAGCGCTTCACGCGCCGCTCCCGACGCCTGGCGGGCATTCATTGGGCCCTCTTCAATGGCCACCAGCGCGGCCGTGGCCTGTCCTAATGCATATTGCAGCGCTTCGATTCTGGCGAACAGTTTGGCCGCGTTTTCGAAACCCTCCGCGTAGCAGAGTCGTTCGGCTTCGGCCGCGGGCATGCGCATGTAATCAATCATTTTCAAGTCCTTTCAAATATTCGGCCACTGTCCGGCCGGTTAAAAAAGCATGTTCGGCGCTTTGCATGTCAATTGGCGCGCCGTCGGTTGCATCGGCTAATTCACTTAGCCACTGCCAAAATTCTTTTACTCGCATATGAAGTCCTGCAGGTTTGCGGCCATTGTGGAATACGGTCCGGTTTTGAATACGGCGCGATATGCGTGCCAAATGTCCATTAGGACCACCGGCCGGCCATTGTGGTGGCCGCGCGCGCCCGGTTTTGGCCACGTTTCCCGCGTGGGGTACCGGTCCGGCGCCGGATTGTGTTTATAGCCGGGAATCGGTGATTCAGTCATAAATTACCCCATTAGCTAAAATTTTGGTTAAGTTTGCGGCCGGTACAAACCGGACCGTTTCGCCGTCGGCGCGGACAAACGTCCGGCCAAAATCCACGGCCACCACGCGCCCGTCAATTTCCACCACGCGGCCGCGCGCGTCGGCCGTCGGTTTGTCATACCCTAGGCGTTTCACCACGGCGCGGGAAAATGCGACGTTGTCGCCGATAGAAAATTTCACGGTTTACCCCTTTAACCGGACGGATTGTCCGCATATGCGGCCACACGGCCGCATAAACTGAAAATCACGCGGCCATTAGCTTAATAACGCGCTTTTGGTGGCCGGTAGCGTGGTCCGCTATCACGATATCGCGCGCTTGTATGCTTGTACCGGCGCACAATGTGCATTTGGCGCATGTGGATTTTTTGCCCCCTTCAGCGCTAGCGGGGCAAATTGTCTCGCCTGGTTGACGATCGACGCCCACGCTAACGCGGAAAACCCGCATGCCCATGAGATTAGCGCGCGCGGCTTGATCGATGCTGTCCGCGCTAGCCATTACAAGCGGCGCCCACGCGGCCGCGTCAAAACGCGGGTTTTGCCATTGGTGCGTATACCCGCGCCGGCCGGCCGCATATCGGGTTATTTGGGTCCACATCCGGACCGGCGCCGCGAATGGGTCGCCGTAAGTACCCAGGCGCACGATTTTGCCGGCCAAAGCGCGCGCGATTGTGGCAGGGTCCGCTTTTGTATAGCGACCGCGCTTGTATGCGTTAAACACCGACAGCACCGATCGACCGACGTTAACGTAGCACGGCGCTTCGCCGTTTTCCGCGGCCAATAGCGGCCGGTGCACACAATCGCCGCAAATGCTCGCATCGGCGCCGGTCTTAAGCGCGTCGACGGGAGAAACGTCGGACCGGATGATAAAGGTTTGCACCAGCGCGCCGGTTTTTTCGTTTTCGCTGTCGCTGTCGATTTTGTTGACGATAACGACAATCGGGCGGCCGTCGATCTCGCTTGGGCCTTCGTATGCGATAAAGCCTAAAAATTTATTGCTCATGTCATGCCCCTTATTTGGTTAAGACGTCGAAGTAGGCCAGCGCGCCGACAAGCAGCGCGGCCGCAATGGCCAGCACGGCCAGGATGTCTAAAATTTTGTCTCGCATGGTGTGGTCCTTTAAAACGATTCGTAATATCCGCCCGCTTCGCGCCTGGCGTCAGTGATGCGGAGATGCCAGGCCCACGCGGCCGCGGCCGTTTTGAATTCAACGATCAGATCCACATAATCGGCCGCGTCGAAGGTCTCGAGCATTTCGCCACCGTCGATTTCGTACTGTTCGATCGCCAGGGTTTTGAGGTTGTCGATTTCGTTTTGCATGGTTTTTTTCTCCGGTTAGTTGGCCAGGCTTCGCGCCTGGCCAGGGTTGCATCAGTCAATGGCCATCAGGCAATGGTTTTCGGTATAGAACTTGTGCGACAGCTTGTTTTCTTTAATGATTGCCAGGATCGTTTTTGTATCACTGGCCGTGCCGGCGCGCTGCAGCGTCGCCAGGGTACGACAGGCAATATCAATCGCGCTGGCGTCGCCAGTGGCGATCCATGCAAGCGCTTTGTTCAGTTCGCGGGTATTTGCTTTGTTCATTTTGTGGACCTTATACAGTGGTTTGTTGTTCCCGTGAGGGAGATTCAATCGTAAAGGATCTTTTTACACTTGTAAAGGGGTTTGTTACAACTTGTTACAACTTTCGGTTTGTGGACGCGGTGGACGATTTGCGGACTATGGAAAAGCGCGGCCGGTGTCCACGTGCGCGGCCAATGGGAATGCGGGTTTGGGCTGTTTGTGGACAATGTGGACTATGAGAATTACAGTTAACAGAAAATAACTGCTTAAAAAATAGGCAACTAGGGTACAGCGAAAAAAACTGCATGGTCCACATGTCCACATTGTCCACAACTCCGCGCCCGCTCCCCGCGTCTCATGCCATAGGTTAGCCGCTACTAACCTAAATGTGGACTGTCCACATTGTCCACAAACCACAGTTCATACAGTGATGTACATGCATACAGTACTGTGCAAAAACACAGTGCACACTGCCAGGGCTGGCGGCTGTTTGTGGACTGTCCACATTGTCCACAAAATGTCAGTAAGCACACACTAACTGCATGGTGGTTTTGAGCTGGAGGGGGGAGGGGGAGGGCCGAGCGGACCGGTCAACGGTAGCGTAGCGTTCAGCAACAATTTTTATTTTTTACAAAATGCTTTACACTTCCCGCACGCATCCACGCGGCCATACATCTATGAGTTTTCATTCACTGCCACTTGTCATCAATGAAGTGCGCGCCACCGAGGCGGTGCTTAACCGCATCTACGACGCAGCCAAGCTCGGGTTGAAGGGCGACAACCTGGCGTTAGCAGCAGGCATGGTGCCCACCGCCTACCGGCAGTTGTGCGAGTTAGATAGAGTGGCGCAGCTGGCCGAACAAAAAGGCCGCGCCGACGGGGAGCTGCTTGCGTCCCAACAGTTGCACAAAGCAGCCGAAGAGGGCGACGCCAAGGCCAGTCTGGCGATCCTGCAAAACGTCCACGGCTGGGTAGCCAAGCAGGCCATCACAGTTGACGTCAACCAACAGATCAGTATTCTTGGTGCACTGGCCGAAGCCGAGCGCCGGGCAGCAGACGTGGTGGATGTGATTGCACACGAGCCCTCGTCTACGACCATGCCAGCGCTTCAAGCCAGACATAAAGTACAGTAATGCAAACCACCATCTATTCGGCCGAAGACGAACAAGAGTTGATGGCCAGGCTCTGGTCGCCGCAGTACAAGGACAACCCACTGGCGTTTGTGCTGTACACGTTCCCGTGGGGCGTCAAGGGCACACCGCTGGAACACTTTTCGGGACCGCGCAAATGGCAACGCGAGGTGCTCCAGCAGATCGGCGATCACATCAAGCAGAACAAGGGTAAGCTGGACTTCAACACCCTACGCCACGCGGTGAGTAGCGGGCGTGGTATTGGCAAGTCAGCCTTGGTCTCATGGATCGTGATCTGGATGCTGTCTACACGCATCGGCTCGACCACGATCGTGTCGGCTAACTCAGAAAGCCAGCTCAGAAGCATCACATGGGCCGAGATCACCAAGTGGCTGGCCATGTCCTTAAACAGCCACTGGTTTGAGGTGAGCGCCACCAGGCTCATGCCGGCCAAGTGGCTGACCGAGCTGGTCGAGCGCGACCTGAAGAAGGGCACACGTTACTGGGGCGTCGAGGGGCGGCTGTGGTCGGAAGAGAACCCAGACGCCTACGCGGGTGTGCACAACTTCGACGGTGTGATGGTAATCTTCGACGAGGCCAGCGGTATTGCGGACGCCATCTGGGCGGTGACCGCTGGTTTCTTTACAGAAAACACCCCGAACCGGTTCTGGCTGGCGTTCTCCAACCCACGGCGCAACACGGGGTACTTCTACGAGACCTTCCACAGCAAGCGCGAGTTCTGGAACACCAAGGTGGTGGACGCACGCACGGTTGAGGGGACGGACAAACAGGTCTACCAACAGATCATCGATGAATACGGGCCGGACTCGTCACAGGCGCACGTCGAGGTGTACGGCGAGTTCCCGAACGCTGGCGACGACCAGTTCATCTCCAGCCTGGTGGTGGACGACGCCATGCGCAGGCCCCTGTACAAAGACCCAAGCGCGCCAATTGTGATCGGGGTAGACCCAGCGCGGTTCGGGGCAGACGCCACGGTGATCGCGGTGCGGCAGGGGCGAGACATCACGCGCATCATTCGGCACCGCGGCGACGACACCATGACGGTGGTCGGGTACGTCATTGAGGCGATCGAAGAGTTCAAGCCGGCGATGGTGTTTATCGACGAGGGCGGGCTAGGCGCCGGCATCGTGGACCGGCTGAAAGAGCAGCGGTACAAGATCAAGGGCGTCAACTTCGGCTGGAAGTCACGCAACCCGGCCATGTACGGCAACATGAGGGCGCAGATCTGGGGCGACATGCGCGACTGGCTGAAGTCGGCCAGCATCCCAAACGACAGGTTCTTGAAAACTGACCTGATCTCGCCTATGATGAAGCCAGACTCCAAAGGGTCGATCTTCTTAGAGTCGAAAAAAGACATGAAAGCCCGTGGCCTGGCGTCGCCCGACGCTGCTGACGCCATCGCGCTGACCTTCTCATACCCGGTCGCAAGCCGGGGTGAGTACAATAAACCCGAGCGCCGCGTCGTGTCAGAGCGCGGTGCGGTCTCAACCGGATGGATGGGGGCTTGAATGGCAACAAAGAAAACTGTCTCTCTAAGCGTCAAAAAAGGCGAAAAGCTGCCGGTGTCCAAGGGCGCCGGCCTGACTGAGAAAGGCCGCGCCAAGTACAACGCAGCCACTGGCTCGAATCTCAAAGCGCCAGCGCCCAGCCCCAAGACAAAGGCCGACCAAGGCCGTAAAGATTCGTTCTGTGCCCGCATGGAAGGGGTTGTCAAAAACGCCAAAGGCCCAGCAGAACGGGCCAAGGCATCACTTAAAAGATGGAAGTGTTAAATCATGGCTACAAAACCTGGACTGTATGCAAACATCAACGCCAAACGCGAACGCATCGCGGCTGGCTCTGGCGAGAAGATGCGCAAACCCGGCGCTGCCGGTGCACCCTCTGCCAAGGACTTTAAAGAGTCGGCCAAGACTGCCAAACCTGCCAAAAAGGCCAAGTGATGCCACTCGTCAAGTCACCCTCAAAAGAGGCATTTCGCAAGAACGTCAAGGCCGAAGTGTCTGCGGGTAAACCCGTAAAGCAGGCCGTGGCAATTGCGTATTCCGTCAAGCGTGAAGCGGCGGGTAGCGGTAACCCTGCCAAAAAACCAACGATGAAGTCTAAAAAATGAGTCTCCAAGCCTTGCAAGACTGCCTGATTGTGCGTCCAGACATGGAAAAACACGAGTTGTTTATCCTCTTGAGGCAGAAACAAACTGGCACGGGTGTGGTAATCTCCGTTGGACCTGAAGCCAAGGACGTAAAAGTCGGCGACAAGGTGCTATTTGGTGATTCCATCGGCCAAGACCTAAAATACGAGGGTGACAACCTTCTGGTCATGAGGGAATCACACACCCTCGGAGTATTTGACGCATGAAAGACACCACCGGAATCG